CTCAATGTGTTGTTAGTCGAGTTTGCGGGTCTGGAGGAAGTGACCAGGAAGATAGAGAGCTGTGAAGTAATGCACCCAGCTAATTAACTGATACTCTGATAGACCGTGACTATGGTTTATGTGAAACTAGCCCAGCCCTGGGTAGGTTACCACAAGAGTAGAGGGGTGCATCCCTGGGAGGAAGTAAAAAACAAGGGTTTTAAATTTAGTGTCGGGCTGGACTAAAAAATGAGGATTGTTGATGGTATGTAATTGTGGAACTATAACAACTAAGCTGACTTACTTCTGGGAGTGTAAAAGTTGTGGGCGTATAGACTGGCATACTAAGCCTAAGAAGAAACAAGTTAGAAAGCCAGAAATGAGTAAGCGGGTAAAGATACACAGGCTATTGCGTAGCTGTACTAGCTTGTCAATAAAAGAAACTGAGTTCTTGATGCAGATATATGGCATGATGAACGCTGGTAAAGAAAAAATAGTAAGTGGGAAACAACATAAATGGGTAGATATATTATTAAATAAACACGGGGGAAAGCATGGAGCTAAGAAACTATCAAGAACAAGCAATAACTGACTTATCAACTTCCTTAGCAGAAGGGAATAAGCAGGTAATACTTCAGGCGGCTACAGGTTCAGGTAAGACTGTAATGGCAGCATCATTAGTCAATAGGGCGGTAGATAAAGGGAGTTCTGTATTATTCCTCGCCCACAGACGAGAGTTAATTTCTCAGTGTTCTAATAAACTATCAGTATTCGGTATAAATCATGGCATCATCATGGCAGGTGAAGATGAAGAGGGTTGGCACTCAGTACAGATAGCATCAGTAGATACATTAAGAGCCAGAGCATTAAGTACCAACAGAATGAGATTACCTAAAGCAGATATTGTCATTATTGATGAATGTCATAGGTCGCTATCAAAAACATACCGTACAATCATCAGCATTTATGAAAAGAGTTTTATACTTGGCCTAACCGCTACACCTTGCAGAGGCGATGGACTAGGCTTGGGTCATGTTTATTCTGATATGGTATGTGCGCCATCTATCAAAACATTAACTATCGCAGGGCATCTAGTACCTGCTAAGTATTTTGCACCATCTATTCCTGACTTAACAGGAGTTAAACTTATAGCAGGTGATTACAATAAGAAACAACTTGCAACAAGAATGGACACACCTAAATTAGTGGGTGATGTAGTTAGTAATTGGATAAATATTGCTAATGGTAAGACAACAGTAGTATTTGCATCATCAGTACAACATTCAATCAATCTAATGGAGTCATTCCAAGAATTAGGCATTAAAGCAGGACATATTGACGGTTCTACTGAAACTGAAGAAAGGGATTTAACATTAAAACAACTCGAAGACGGTGAAATTACGGTACTATGTAATTGTCTTGTACTTACAGAAGGATGGGATTGCCCATCTGCTGAAGTCTGTGTACTCGCTAGACCTACAAAATCATTGGGTTTGTATTTACAAATGGTAGGTCGCGTTCTAAGACCGATGGAAGGTAAGGACAAGGCAACTATAATTGACCATTCGGGTGCAGTCTACGATCATGGATTTGTAGATGACGAATTTGAATGGGATTTAGACCCAAAGAAGAAAATCCAAGAGGCAAAGAAGCGTGAAACAAAGCGTGAAACAAAGCCTATCACTTGTGAGAAGTGTTTTACTATCTATGAAAAGATAAGGGCTTGTCCTTCTTGTGGTACTGTCCATATAAGAAAAGGCAGGTCATTGATTACTGGTGAGGGTGAGTTAGGTGAAGTCAGTAGAACAACTCGCAAAGCAAAGAAAAAAGAATACTCAACAGACCAGAAGAAGAGTTGGTATGCTATGTTAAGGGGTTATGCCTCTACTAAAGGCTATAAAGATGGTTGGGCGTACTATAAGTATCACGATAAGTTTGGTGTAGCACCACCTTGGAAGAAAACAAACACAGTTGATCCAAGCCTAGAGGTACTGTCTTGGATAACATACATTAACATTCGTAACTCTAAGAGAAAGATAGCATGAGTTTGGATAGTGCTGCTACGGGGAAGTGGACAGATATTCTAACTAGACTAGGTGTAGACGGTAAGTTTCTATCAGGGAAACAGTGTCCATGTCCTATGTGTGGTGGAAAAGACAGATTTAAGTACGATAATCAAAATAGAGGTACTTATTTTTGCAGGGGTTGTGGTTCGGGCAATGGGTGGAATCTTTTAAGAAACCTATTTGGCTGGGATTACAAGAGAACACTTAAAGAAGTGGGTAATATTGTAGGAGATTGTAAAATAATGACAACAAAAAAGAAAGACCCAAAGTTTGCGCTAAAGAAAATAGCATACGCATCAAGACCAATTAGTAATGATTCAGATTTAGTTAAGTATTTACACAGCAGAGGAATTACAACAGTTCCAGATATGCTTAAAGAGGCTGATCTATATTACTTTGAAGAAGGTATTAAGACAGGGCCATTCCCGACAATGGTAGCATTAATAACTAACAAGAAGGGTAAAGGCGTTTCATACCATCTAACTTACACTCATCGACAGCAGAAATTAAAGTGTTCTGCACCGAAAAAGATGATGACTCCCGTAGGTACTATAACTGGCTCTTATGTAGAGTTATTTCCTATGGAAGAACATATCTGTGTAACTGAAGGTATTGAAACTGCACTAGCAATTCATGATTTTATTGATAAGCCTGTAATTGCTTGTTTAAGCGCACATAATCTCGCATCAGTAGACTTACCTGATTTAGTAAAGAAAGTCGAAATTTGGGGTGATAATGACGCATCTTACTGTGGACAGAGGGCAAGTTATACCCTTGCAGAGAGATTAACACGAGAAGGTATTGAAGTTGAAGTTAAATTGCCACCAGTAGCAGGTGAAGACTGGTTAGATTACATAAATAGAGATAAGAAATTAACTTTAGATTCTGTAAAGGAAACTAATCCTGAGTTTCATCAAGGCTTAACTAAGTTGATGGATGTATTTGATGTTGATGCAAACAATGTAAAAATAACTAAAAGAGGAGAAGACAATGAGTGAAGATTTTAAAGAACTAAAACAACAAGAAATCAGAGATTCTTGGTCAAAATACGCTAAGGCAAAGTCTGAACACGCTTATTTAGAGCATTATCGCAAGAGTTTACTTGCTATACTACAAAAAGAGTACATGAAATTGGGTCATACCTCTGTTGCAGCACAAGAACGAGAGGCAAGAGCAGATGACAGATACATTGAGGTAATCGAGGGTATTAAAGTTGCAGTGGAACAAGAAGAAACCATGAGAGGTGAGGTCAAGATGGCTGAATGGAGTTTTGAAGGTTGGAAGGCAAGAATATATGCTGACCAACGAGAGGCTAAACGCTATGGTCATTAAAGAAAAGGAATATCTTGATCGTGTGGCTAACTTAGGTTGTATTTGTTGTCATCAGTTAGGCTTTCCCGACACTCCAGCCGAGATACATCACATACGATCTGGCGTTGGTATGGGTCAAAAGTCATCAAACTATGATACTATTCCATTATGTCCGACACATCACAGGACGGGCGACTGGGGTACTGCTTATCATAGAGGTGCTAAAGAGTTTGAAAAGCGATATGGCACTGAATTAGAGCTATTAGAAATAGTAAAAGGAGCGTTAGATGGGTAAGATGCAAAGAACTAAAGGACAAGTGGGCGAACGAGAGTTTGCTAAACTGATTTTCACTAACCTTGGTATAGAATGTAACCGTAGGATTGAACAAACCAGAGATAGTGGACACGATTTAGACCTAATGGACTATGCCATTGAAGTTAAACGAGCAAAGAAGACTAATTTGAGTGGTTGGTGGCGACAGACAGTTGAAAATGCTGTAGCAGTAAATAAAATTCCTTTACTTGCTTATAGAATTGACAATATGAAATGGCAAGTGGTAATGAGTTTCCGTCATACTCTGAATAGTTTTGCTGATGCAGATATTAACGATCTGGATAAGACCATTACATTCAGAGCAGACGGTTGGTTTGATTATGTCAAGACAAGATTATAAAAGTCGGCTACCTTTGCAGTTTAGATAATTTGTCCTTTAAGTATGGAATTACCCAATGAGGTACATTCCTATCAGAACGCCAAGAGAAAACTGTCTTCTCACTACGTTTCACAAGTTTGGCGACTACCTTTGAGGTTAAACCTTCTTGCTCCATAATCTTAATTAATTTTTGTTTGTTTGTAGTATTCATAATAAAGGGGCTTTCGCCCCAACTCCTTTATTTAGATTTTAAGTAAATTAATATACAAGGTATAGTTACCAAACTAACTATAAATATACCCAATACTGCTGAAAACATACATGGCAATAGGCTCATTTGCGCTCCATGATTAAATTACTATGTTCTCTACCAAAGTTCTCAAATAACTCGGCCAACTCATCTTTATTAAGTGTTTTTAGATACTTCAGCAGAAAATATTCAGACTGATACTGGTTTGCACTGGTGTATTCCAACCATGCCTCTTTAACATCATCTCTCATTAACTATCCCCTAAAATCATAAACAATAACCATGCTAGGTATAAAATACTGATCCCCAGTAAAATTTCAAATACATCTATCATCAGAACCCTCCACTTAATAACCAAGCATTTGTCTGCTCAGGTGTTTCATCATCAACTTCGACCTCTTCAATCTGAACATCAGTGTAGTCGTCTTTTTCCCATTCTTCAGCCAAGACTATTGCCTCGTCTTCCGACAAGTAGTAGTCATTAACCTCAACTCCTCCAACCCATACTGTATATTTAGTCATACTACCTCCCAGTCAAGTTCATCACCATCTTCATCTAACTCGGTTATATACTGCCGTTCAGGTGTGCTATAATCACATTCACCTGCATCTGAAGATTGGTAAGATTTCCAGTCTTCACCTTTATTGTGTATTACATAAAGTACATCATGTTTAATGTAAAAACTCGTTACATTTCTCAGGTCAAAGTCAATCTCAAACCAAGTGGGTGCTACATATAGTGCTTCTACTTTATATTTCATATTATTTCTCCTGTGTTAATACTTTCATTTGAGTCTTCTCAATCTTACAGTGATAATTCTCGATGTATTCTTGTGCTTCTTTCTTTGTTGTGAAATCCATTGCAAGATACCCGCCTAACATTGAGCTATATACGTGATATTTAGTCATCTTCATTCTCCTTTAGTTTCCTTACTAGGGCATCTTCCGCTATTGTCGGCAAACTCTTGATAGTTGCCCATAACTCTTTATTAGTAGATGTTAAATCATTAACCTCTATTACTAATGATTCCCTTTCCTCCAGTAAATCTAAGTAAAGAGTCCTCTTAGTACTTAAATCGTCTAACTCTTGTTGTAAGTCCACCTCTTTATCCATAGCCCTCTTATGTGCGTCCTTCCAATACTCAAGGCTCTCTGCCATATCATCTATTTGTTCTGCAAGTGCTGTCTTGTATATCATAGTTCTACCTCCTCTTTAAATTTATCATAGTTGTGTTGGTGCATTAGAATTTACTCCTTATATAATCGCTGACTGCCGACTTAAAGGCATAAGTATCAAACTGCTCATCTAATTTCTCATCAACTTCGTCCAGTATTTCGTCTTTTAGTCCCATACATTGATTATCAACTTCGTTCTCAATACTTAAATTAATAGATCGTTCTACTATTACGTCATCACGTAGCAACCGTATCAATTCATAACGAATGGGATTGTCAGTAAAGTTAATAAACTCTTCCCTTAATTCCTCGTTCTCTTTGATTTTGATGTCTATCTCATATTCTCTCTTGGCCAAACTATCCTCCAGTCTTTCAATACGTTCTAAAACGTCCTCGTCTTGCTTATCAAATTGCTCCATAGCATTTGCTCCTTTGTTGTTATAAAAAAAACTCTACTGCGTCCTTACTCGAACCAGTACAGATACCACCATCAATTTCCACAAAGGCAAACACTTCGCCCACCTTTGTAGTCATTAATTCTTCACGATATACCCCAATTTCCCAAGACTTATCATCTCGCTGGAATATGCGATATAAAATATCATCAACCTCAAATGCAACCGTCCCGACTTCTTCGAGAATAATTGCATAAGTTTCAATTAGATTTTCGGCTACTTTTGTAGTCATTATATTTTTGTCCTATCATTGTTAAAAAATTCACAAAAAAAGGCCTATCAAGAGACAAGCCTGTTTTAATTAACCTTTTAGATTATCTGCTCAATAAAATTGTTAGTATGCGTTGTGTGTATATCAGCATTAACGTATATAGTTTTCCAGTTCTCCCCGTATATGTGTTTAAAATACTCTGGCGCATCGTAATCCTCTTCCAAGTAATAATACTTAGCATTTGAGTACGAGTAACTGGAGGGCTTAAACCCTCCTAAATCGGATCGCTTGACCTTTAGATAGCCGTGTGATGGTGTACTAATCCAATTTAAATTACTCATTTTATTGCCTCCATTTCATTAACCAACTCTTCCAACAAGTCATTTTTGTCATAACCTAATATATCTAAGTCAATATATCCCGAGTCAGTTTTTGCACTGCATCGGATATACTCATCAACTATGCTCGTAGTACACATAAACTCTAAGCCATTCACAACACTATAAAAATCATGCATTTGATCCCCAACTATCTCATCAAATATATAAATGTCATCAAATAACAAATATGCGTTTTCAGTGTAATTGCCTCGAACGTCTCCGAATCTGTGGAATTTAATTGATAAAACAATGCCTTCCCCGTTCGTTTCATAAGCCCTATAATCAAAATCATTACTTCCCATTCCATTCCAGTTGTAACTATTATCAGCGAGAGAGTAATCTAGCCCGTCAATATCGTCGACATTTTCAACTTCCAATAGATCACACGCTTTTCTATAGGTAACCTCATAATCGGCCAACACTTCAACCAATTCTAAAATGTCGACTGTTATATCGTTATCACTTCTAACTGGCAAAGTTGTCGACTGGCCGAATATTTTTACGTCAGCCCCGCGCAACTCCAACAAATCTTTTTTAATATCTTTTATCATAATATTACTCCCGTATTAATTAAGCCAACCATTACTAAACTTATAATTATTGTCAACACTATAAAAATATCCCTTGTTTTATTATCGTCTTCTATCCAGTTACTCATTGTAATACCCAGCCTTGAACATCAATGCGCCCCAGTTTAATATCGTTATTAGTTTGCGTTTCGTATGTTTCCATTATGTTGCTCCATTGTTTGCATAATTGCCCTATCATTATATACACACTTCTACATAGGTGGCAATGTATTTATTAACTAATTCAGTTTACTTATGTATAAGGCCTTAACTGGTGCTTGTTGCCCGTGCTTATAATCATATTATCATTGTATGTATGTTTACCAGTCAGGCCTAGACCCGACATCGACAGCATTAAAAGAATAGAGCCAATGCGTTCCAGTATGTTATATCTATACTATAAGAGAGTAACAACTAGATCGTTCCATTCTACTGGCCATAGTCAATATATAGATATGTAATCCAACAATTAACTCAATATGTAACTCAATATGTAACGTTGACCGTCCTCTCTCCTTGCACGTGCATAGTGGCGTTTCCTTTCCCAATGCCGATAGTACAAGCGCGTCAAGCAATATGGCAGACCCCATACCCCCAAACCTGACCGCGTGTATATACAATAAGGTAGATTCCCCACAGCGGAGGGAAAATTGGTTATAATTTACCTAAGTAAACAACCAGGACACCAGTCAAGATGAGTACAGATTTAGTTAGAAACGACCAACAGGCAGAGTTTATAAGGCTTTTCGTGGGGTCGCAGTGGGCAGGGAACGCTTCAGCGTGTGCTATTGGTGCTGGGTATAGTAAGGATACTGCAAAGCAGAAAGGCTATCAGCTGAAGAGGAAGTTTGCTGATAAGATCAAAGATGAAACCGTTAGAATGATTGCAGATAGTGCTACACTAGGGCTTGCAGGGGTTTTGGACTTGGCTAAAAATGCTACAAATGATAGCGTTAGGTTGCAGGCTTGTAAGGATTTATTAGATAGAGCAGGCTTTAATACGGTTAATCAGATAGAGATTTCAGGTATGGATAAGAAGTCAGATGAAGAGTTGAAGGAAGAGTTAAATCGTCTTTTAAACGCAAATATCATTGATGTAACCCCAGAAGTTGCTACATAAGTAGAAAATAGGGCTATATTAGAGAAAACTAATAATACTACTGCGTAAGGGATAAGTGACAAGTCACCAGTAGGGAAACACTTACTCATTAATTTTATTAACACAGCAGAAAAAGGGAGTCTATGAAACATAAACACGCTAAAGAAATTCACGCTTGGGCAGAAGGGTACACCGTACAACATAAGATTCATATCTGTTGTGAACATCCAGATACTGCTAAGTGGGAAGATTGTACTGTTACACCAGGTTGGTACGAAGACAGGGAATACAGAATTAAACCTATTAAGGAGGAGTTATGAAACATAATATTGAAGATTGTAAGATTAAGTTAAGAGCTATCTGGAGTTTGGCACAACAGATTAAGTTAGGTGTTAGAGAAGATGTTGATGAACAAGTTATTGTAATGCTTGCTGAACAGATACAACAAGACACTGAATTATTAGAAGGTGAAGATGACAGTAACTAAGTCAGACTTTGATCCTACTATATTAGGACAGTATGAGTTACCGCCTTCTTTATTACATTTTCAGTGGGAAGGTAAGAGAAGTGGTACTACTGTTTATCGTTATATATTAGCAGAAACAATAGATCCGAATAAGATTAACTCTAGGAACAAGGTTAGAGAGGGTGAAGAGGGAATGACTCAAGATGAGATTTGGGAAAAGGTGGTAAAAGAATTATGAGTGTTGAAGAAGCATTAAAGATTGCTAAAGAATTAGAGTTTAGACAGACTCACAACAAGTTGAAACATTATCGACCTTATGAGTATCAAGAGAAGTACCATAATACTATCGCTAATCAAAAACTATTGATGGCTGGTAACCGTATTGGTAAATCCTTTTGTGGTGCAGCAGAATTAGCCTTTCATTTAACGGGATTGTATCCTAAATGGTGGCAAGGTAGGAAATGGGATAGACCTATTAGGGCTTGGGCAGGTGGTGCATCGAATGAAACTACTCGTGATATTTGTCAGAAAGAACTCTTCGGACAGCCTGATGACCCTTCTGCTAGGGGAACAGGTGCTATTCCTTTAAATCTAATCGGTGATGCAACTCGTAAGCCAGGTGTTCCAAACGCCCATAACTCTTGCATGATTAAGCATGTGAGTGGAGGTTGGTCAAGAATCGGTTTCAAAGCCTACGAGATGGGCAGAGAGAAGTGGATGGGTGAGTCACTAGATGTTATTTGGTTAGATGAAGAACCACCACAAGACATCTATTCACAAGCAGTTACCCGTACAGCAGATAAAGCAGGCATGGTGTATATGACATTTACGCCTGAGAGTGGAATGACTGAAACTATCGCTCAATTTATTAATGATTTGAAGCCAGGTCAGTATATGCAACAAGCAGGTTGGGATGATGCACCTCACATGACACCTGAAGTTAAAGAACAGATTCTTGCAGCATTACCACCTCACGAAAGGAAGATGCGTGAACAAGGTATTCCGTCATTAGGTTCAGGTTTAGTATTTCCAGTGCCTGAAGACTCTATTAAGTGTGAACCATTTGAAATACCCTCCCATTTCCCTAGGATATGTGGCATGGACTATGGTTGGGATCACCCTACGACTGCTGTATGGGTTGCGTGGGATAGAGAGGCAGATATTGTTTATATATATGACACTTACGGACAACGACAAGAGATACCTGCTGTTCATGCAGCAGCAGTTAATGCAAGACCAAAATGGATTCCTGTTGTCTGGCCTCGAGATGGTAGACAAGCAGATAAAGGATCAGGTACTCCACTAGCAGATCAATACCGCGATTTAGGTGTAAACATGATAAAGGGAGACAACAGGTCGTGGGGAGGTTGGTTCACCAATCCACCAATATCGGGTCAGAGAGAGGGTTCTGGAGGAATTTCACTAGAATCAGGAATAATGGACTTGCTAGAAAGGATGAAAACAGGTAGACTAAAGATATTCTCGACCCAACCAGAGATATTCGAGGAGTTACGGATGTACCATCGAAAGGAAGGGCGGATAGTTCCATTTAAGGATGATTTAATTTCTGCTATGAGATACGCTGTTTTGTCATTAAGATTGGCAAGGGTTCATGAAACCCAAACAAGACAGTATCAAGCAGATAGTGATTTTAATATATTTACATAGGAGAAACCCAATGGGAGCAATAAGAAGAATTTTCGCACCATCACCACCAGCATATACACCACCACCAGTTGCAGCAGCACCTGCACCAGTCGCGCCTGCACCAGTAGCAGCACCTGAAGCATTAGCACCTGAAGTAGAAGTAGCACCTGAAATGTCAGAATCAATTAAGAAGAAAAAGAAAGGCAGTTACTCAACACTACTAACAGGTAAAGGCGGTTCATTAGGCTCTCCAGACATTGAGCGTAAATCTATCTTAGGAGGTTAATGTGGGTTTTATGCGCGCGATTAAAAAGATGTCTTTACCAGTTATGCTGTTCAAAGACTCACAAGGTAATAATGCACCAGCAGCAGTTAATAGGGTGGGCAATCAGGGGATGCAAAAAATTGCAAAGCCACTTGGATTTCAAGATAATCCAGCACTAGCAGACCTACCAGAACCT